CTCTGTCAGCGGGGCCGTGGGAAGCGTGACCGGGGCCGTCGGGTCGATTTCAGGGGTGACATGGCCGGAGAATTTTGCGTCATTATCGATCGATGTTAATGGCAAGGTTCTGTTGCAAGCCGTCCAGACAGGCGTGACAATACCGACTGTGACATCTCTTACAAATGCGCCGGGTGATTCCTCCGGTGTCACCGACTTGCTGTCGAGATTGTCTGCCACCAGGGCGGGGTATCTGGATTATATCAATACCATCTACGGCAAGCTACCGACGAACTACATCATGGGGTCCAGCGTCCTGACGGCGAAGGACGATGAGATCGATGCGATCAAAACGCAGACGGACAAGCTGACCTTTACTGGATCATATTTACAGGCCGACGTCGTTGATTGGAAGGGTTCAACCGCCCCGGCCATGACGGGCGATGCTTACGCGCGCCTGGGCGCGCCCGCGGGCGCGAGTGTGAGCGCGGATATCGCGGCTATCAAGTCAGACTCCGCTGCTATTCTCACAGATACGTCCGCGGTGGATACGTCAGCTAAAATGAGGACATTTTTGACAGGGAGCGATACGGCGCTCTCAACGCTCACGTCAGCCGATGTGACGGCGGCGGTGTGGGATATATCCTTGCCCGGTGCTTATGCTGTCGGAAAAGCCGGCTATATCCTTGGGACGTATCTCGACGTTGCCATGAGTAGCCGGCTGGCGTCCGCCTCTTACACGGCGCCCGATAACGCCGGCATCGCGGCCATCCAGGCCAAGACCGACAACCTTCCGAGCGATCCTGCGGATGAAAGTGCCCTGGAGGCGTTGATCGGCGATCTGCCGAATAATACCGAATTGGCGGCGGCCTTCACCGAGATCAAGGGTGCGACGTGGAGCTCGACAACGGATACCCTGGAGGCGATCCGGGACCGCGGGGACGCGGCGTGGCTTACGGCGGCTGGGTTTGCGGAGCCGGGGGACGCCATGACGCTGACCGCGGCCTACGATGCTGCCAAGACCGCGGCCCAGGCCGGGGACACGATGAAAGTATCGAGCGGCACCGGAGCTGGCCAAGTCAACCTGGTAAGCGGCGCCGTGGCCCTGCAGGCAGACCAGGCCGTCAACGTCACCAAGATCGAAGGATCGGATGCTACCGATCAGCTGGATGCGCATGATGGCAATCCACCGGCGGCCAGCGATATCAAGACGGCCCTGGAAGCCGACGGCTCAAAACTTGACCACTTGTGGGAGACGACCGAGGACGACGGCGGCGTTCGGCGCTTCACAGCCAACGCCCTGGAGCAGGCGCCGACAGGTGGAAGCGCGCCGACAGCTGTGCAAATCCGCGAGGAAATAGACAGCAACTCGACGCAGCTGGCCGCGATCGCGACGGCCACAGGGACGACGATCCCAGGGTTGATCAACGATCTAAATGACCTTGCCTTGCAGGACGTCCGCGACGCCATGAAGCTGGCGCCCAGTGCCGGCGATCCGGCCGCAGGCAGCATTGATGAAAAGTTGAATACAGCGCAAGCGGATCTGGATAATCCGGATCAATACAAGGCGGCCGTCAGCGGGCTTGCGACGTCGGCCGAGATCACTGCGCTCAATGACGTTTCTGTGTCCGATATCACCGGGGCCCTTTTGTTGAACCCGACGTATAAGATTGCGACAGATTCGTCAGGCCGTGTTTCCGTTTATGATTTGGCAGCTGCGGCCTTAGCTAAGATGTTTACCCAGGACACGGGGACAACCTATAGCGGCGCCGTGGCCGGCAGTGTAGTCAAGGAGATCGCGGATAACACGGCGGCAGGGAGCGGGGATTGGACGTCAAGCGAGAAAACAGAGATCAAGACAATTCTTGGCGTTACCGGAACAGGCACGCCGACATCCACGCCGTCAACGGGAGCTCTCAAGAAGATTTATACAGAGATGGCGAAAGATTACAATATCGGGCCATAGGAGGAAAACATGGTAGAGAGGGCGAGTGCCGTTGTCGACGAACAGATAATTCTCCGGATGAAGTTTCAATACGGGACCGGGGACTATTTCGATCCATATGAGATCTCAAAGGTCGAGATATTGGACGACGACCAGGTAACGGTCATTGAAACGATCACAGGGGACGATATTGTCCGCGACAGCGAAGGGAATTACCATGTCGTCGCTGCGGCGATCGCGACCCCGAAAAATGCGGCGTATGACAAGTGGTATTTTACACATCCCTCCGGGGCCACGGAGCAGACAAAAAGAAATACCTTCGTCGTCTACGAGATCATTTCAGGATCGACCCCGGCGCTTACCGTCGGGGTGAATTCCTGGGTTACAGGGCCGGAAGCCGAAGGATATTTTGCCGGAAGGCTTGGCGCGTCTACCTTTTGGAATTCGGATGCGGAAGACAATAAAATTCCGGCGCTTATCACGGCTTTCAAAATGCTTCGCGCTTGCCCCGATTATTCCATTGACGCCGACGAAGACGCGCAGGAGGTCAAAGACGCCCAGTGCGAGATGGCGCTGTTCCTGCTGCAGCATCAATCCGATATGGATGCGCGCCAGGGATTGCAGGCCCAGGGTGTTGTTCAGGCTGGGATTGTCAAAGAGACCTATGATTTGAGTCGCACCGGGCAGCTGGCTGTTCCGCCTGCCGTGGCGCAGCTTCTTGACGGGTATAGCACATTGTCGCCCATGGGGGCCGTTACGCTTGAGCGTGACGAAGACGAGGACGTGATCTGATGGCTTTCAGGGAACTCAAGACATTATCGCGGGAGGCATACCTTCAGGAGCGTATTGCGGCGCTCCGTGAGATATACCGTTCCGTGCAGATCAAGCTCCTGAGCCAGATCAAGGCAGGCGAGCTGACGGAGTTCGGCGCGGCGCGGGCCAACGCGATCCTGGCCGAGGTCAAGAAGGTCGTGACGAGCCTTAACCGTGACGTCTATCGATGGGCGAAATCGGCCATGCCGGACGCTTATGAGCAGGGTATAGACCTGGCGGCAGAGCGGCTCAAAGCGCTTAACGTCGTGCGGCACGTCAGTTATGACGCGGGGATCCATACCTCGGCGGTCAACGTCCTTATCAACGATGTGGCGCTGGACATGGTGTCCACGAACATCGGTATCGAGAAGTTCTTCAACCGCTTCATACGACAGACGCAGCAGAAGCTCATCGAGGACGCGGAGATTTCGCGTCAGATCGCCCAGGGTGTCATTGAGGGCCAGGCGCGGCGCACGGTGTCGGATGATCTTTTAAAATCCCTGCGCGAGAAGATGGGGGATCAGAAGTTTATTGCGATCAACGGCCGCAACTATCGCCCGGACAAATACGCCGAACTTGTTGCTCGCACCCGCACGCGCGAGGCGACGACGCAGGGGACGATTAACACGTCGCTGCATTACGGTATGGATTTGGTTCAATGGGATATTCATTCGGAAATTTGCGAATACTGTCAGCAGTACGCGGGGCGGGTGTATTCGATCTCTGGCAACGACGATAATTTCCCGGCGCTCAAAGAGCAACCGCCGCTTCATCCGCATTGCCGTTGCGTTTTGATCCCGGTGACGTTTCAGCATCTGGAGCGCAGCGGCGTCTTGGATGAGACAATCAAGTTAAGCCGATCGAAGCTGATCGACATTGACAGTTTCGCCAAATATGAGGAGGCGTTGGCTTCGCTATGATTAACGCCTATATGACGGACACGATCACGCTGAAAACCGCCACGACCGATAAGTGGGGATCAAAGACGTTTACATCGACAAGCATGAAGGGCCGCATTGAGTTTAGGACGAAGCTCGTGCGTAACCTCCAGGGCGAACAGGTCGTAGCAACGGCAAAACTGTATTTGCCGAAAACCGTCACGGTGAGCCACGCGGATAAGATTTTATATGCGAGCAAGGAATACGAGATACTCAACATCGATTTTGCGAAGGATTTTTCTAATCGCTTTTTACTTTTGGACTTGGCATGAAGAACTTATATTTCGACACGACGGATTTCGATACGAAGTTCAGGAAGATTATCCGCGAGACGTATCCGGAGCTCGTCCTCAAAGGGATGGCCCGCGCCATGTTCAACCTGATGCGCGATTGCGTGATGCAGGCACCGACGGTGCCCATCCGCGAGGGATGGCTACGCGGGTCCGCGAGTATCTTCGTGCAGAACAAGCTCGTAGGCGTTTCATCCTACGGCAAGCCGGGGTTTGCTACGACGAATCTGGCCGAGGCGATCACCGCAGGAAAATACGTCGGGACTATTATTTTTAATACACCCTATGCCGCGCACGTACACGAAGGCATAGGTATCAGACATTGGACGGAGCCGTCAAGCGGTCCGAAATACCTCGAGGCGAAGCTCATGGGCAACGGCAGGTCCTACATGCAGGAGATCGCGGACACGATCAAGGCGGGGGCAAGATGATCAAGGCTATAGCGCAATACATAGAAAATCAAACAGACTTTACGATTGGGGTCGACCTTTGGCCCGGATTCATTCCCTCGTCGGATGAGGGGGATGGCGTCGCTTTGATCGAATCCGGCGGCGTGCCGAATTTCTACCTCACGGATGCCAAGGCCAAAGCGGTGCAGGTCATCAGCCGGGCCAGCGATTACCAGACGGCTCGTGACAACGCGCAGGAGATTTTCGAGCTTCTGCACGGCGCGGCGGGTATCACGTTGCCGGTTGTTGACGCCGGGGAAGCGTATTACGTCAACACGATCGAGGCCATTTCAGAACCTCAATCTCTCGGCCAGGACGACAAGGGGCTGTTTATCATATCGACGAATTACATTTTTAGGATGCAAGACGCATAACACAGGAGGAGCAAAATGGGAAATCCAGTCAAAGACCTTGGGCCTTGCGCTGTTGTTTACAACGGCGAAGACCTGGGCGCAACGATGGGCGGCGTGTCTTTCCGCTATACCGAGGAAAGCAAGCCGGTGAATGAGGATCAGAAGGGCGTGACGGAAGTAGACGGGATCAAAGTGGGTGTGTCTGCCTGCGAGGTGACGGTGCCGTTATCGCGCAGCAGCTTGGCGATCCTGGCGAAGGTCGTCAAGGGCGCGACACGCGGCGGCGACAACCTCTTGCAGGTCAAGAATCATGTCGGGGTGTCGATGTATGACAACGCGGCGGCATTGATCTTAAAGCCGATCGTCGCGAATGTCGCGTCTGCCGACAACACGACGTGGTTGACGGCTTCCAAGGCATACCCCAGGGCGGACTTCGAGATCACCTTCAATAATGAAGGGCAGAGGGTTTATAACGTGCTCTTCAAAGTGTTCCCGGATGCGACGACCGGTGAGCTTTGGAGAATCGGGGCGTAAAAACAGGTAAACCGTAATTCAAAAAGGAGATCATTCTATGCCTAAGTTTAACGCAGACGAAAAAACGCAACTGGCCGAGCCGATCGTGGTTACGCTCGACGGAAAAGACTATACCGTCGGAAAAGTGTCTCATGAAATGCTGTCCAAGATCGACGAGATTGCCAAGGCCGGCGGGATCGATGCCCCGTATCAGCAGCTCGCACATTTGGTCGGGGTCGAACAGAAAGACCTGGCCGATGTTGACATCAGGAAAGTCGGGGCCGCGCTGGAGTTCATCACGAACGCGATCCAGGACGGGGTCAAGAAGCCAAAAAACTGACGAAGGGTGGCGATGCCCTTGAGTTCATCGCCGGGGCCTTCGGAGGGTTGTTTGAGTATTCCGAGCTTCTCAACATGGACGTGCGCGATCAGGCGTTCTGGCTTC